AGTCCTTCTCTTGATAAACTCCGCAAGGCAACTATCAATTGGGTAATGCAACCGTTAGGTAGCAATGCCGATAAATATTTAGACAGAAAATTTTGGCTGGATTCTAGTGATCGCTTGATGTATGAGGGTAAAGCTCCTGAGCTTTCCTTTACTAAGGCAGCACGAGTCCCAGCATTCTTTGAACATAGTAATGTCAATCTACCCCAATACGCCTGACCTTAGGTTAAGCGCAGAAGCCTTACTTTTCGAGTTAGAGGATCGTTTTCCTTTGACTAACCCAAGCCCTGATGTTTCTTATGATCGGCTCATGTATCGAGCTGGTCAAAGAAGTGTCGTCGAATTTATTAAACAACGTATTACGGAGCCTTAATTATGTGTGGAGATGGTGGAAGAGCCGCTCGTGAACGTCGGCAAGCAAAACGCGACCAAAAGAAATTAGAGAATGACATGCGCGATGCGCGTGAGTCAGCTCAACGAGATGCCGATAGAGCTATCGCTCAATCTAGGCAGCAATCAGAAGACTACAAGAAAAGCCTAGCTGCTATGCAAGCGTCTGCGCCTAAGTATACGCCACCTCCTCAGCAAGTAAACACTACCCAAGCTTCTGCTGGTCGGTCACCGATCATGAGATCGAAGGGCGGTAAAACAAAGCTGAGCACTATGCGTATCAAATTGAAACCAACAGTCAACACCTCTGCAGGTGGAAAGACTGGTTCTAATATCGGCTAATTAAATGTCTGCAAAACAACGGTATGATTTCCTTTCGAGTCAACGCCAAAACTTTTTAGATACAGCCATTGAGTGTTCAGAGCTAACACTTCCTTATCTTATTACTCGGGATGAGCATAGGTCTATTCGTAAAAACCTTACTCAACCTTGGCAGTCTGTTGGAGCCAAAGCGGTAGTGACGTTAGCTTCAAAGCTAATGCTTGCATTGCTACCTCCACAGACTACCTTCTTTAAGCTACAAATTCGTGACGATAAAATTGGTACTGAGTTACCAGCTGACATTCGATCCGAACTTGATCTTAGCTTTGCAAAGATGGAACGCATGGTGATGGATTCCATTGCAGCGTCCAGTGATCGTGTCACGGTCCACCAGGCTATTAAGCATCTAGTGGTCGGCGGTAACGCTTTGCTGTTTATGGGTAAGGAAAACATTAAGCACTATCCACTTAGTAGGTATGTTGTAGAACGTGATGGAAACGGCAACGTTATTGAAATTGTAACTAAGGAACTTATTAATAAAGAGCTACTTCCGACAGCCGTAACTGAATCTTATAAGTCTCAGTTCGACGATGAAGGTAGAGCGATTATGAATAAGGATTGTGAGGTTTATACTCACGTTCGTCTAGATAACAACCGCTGGCTGTGGCACCAAGAGGTGTTCGGTACACGTATTCCAGGTACTGAAGGTAAGGCTCCAAAGGATGCAAGTCCTTGGTTGGTTCTTAGATTCAATACAGTGGATGGTGAAGCCTACGGTCGCGGTAGAGCTGAAGAATTTTTAGGTGATCTCAAATCACTTAATGCTTTATCTCAGGCCATCACAGAAGGCTCTGCAGCAGCGGCCAAAATTGTTTTCCTTGTCTCACCCTCTAGTACGACAAAGGCATCCACGCTGGCCGCCGCAGGCAACGGAGCAATCATTCAAGGAAGGCCTGATGATGTTGGTGTAGTACAGGTTGGCAAGACCGCTGACTTCTCTACTGCTGCACAACAGATGCAAGTATTAGATCGTCGCATCTCTGATGCATTCTTAGTACTGCAAGTGCGTCAGTCTGAGCGCACAACTGCGGAAGAGGTACGCCTCACCCAACTCGAATTGGAACAGCAACTTGGAGGATTATTCAGCCTACTAACTGTTGAGTTCCTCTTGCCTTATCTAAACCGCAAGCTGCTGGTCCTTCAACGTAGCGGTCAGCTACCAAAGATTCCTAAGGATCTTGTTCATCCAACTATTGTTGCTGGTATTAATGCTTTAGGTCGCGGCCAAGATCGTGAATCACTTACAGCATTCATCACAACAATTGCTCAAACACTTGGCCCAGAGGTTATGGGTAAATACCTGAATCCAGATGAGGCTATTAAACGTCTTGCTGCAGCACAAGGTATTGATGCATTGAATCTTGTCAAGTCTTTAGAGGATCGTGAACAAGAGCAGCAAGATCAACAACAGCAGATGATGCAACAACAGATGATGCAGCAAGCACCTGATTTGTTGAAGGCACCTCTAGCTGATCCAAGTAAGAACCCTGAGGCTCAAGATGTAGTCAACGGTTTCGTTGAAAGTGTACAACAGTAATTACCACCATTATGGCAGAAATTTTAACTTATGATCCCAGCAGTGACCCTATGGCACTGTCTGATGCTGAAGCACGTGATGCTGAATCACTTGCAGTAGGCGAAGCAATGGAAGAGGCTCATTCTGAGCTTCTCGCTGGGAAGTATAGAAACGCAGAAGAATTAGAAAGCGCTTACATTGAGCTTCAAAAGAAACTCGGTGGAGATGACTCTGAATCTTTTGAAGAAGGCGAAGAAGCAGAAGTTGAAGAGGGTTCTGAAGAAGAATCTTTTGACTACTCTGAAGTTCAAGAGTTAATTGACCTTGCTTCTACTGAATACGATGAGACAGGAACTGTGTCACAAGAGATGTTGGAGTCTTTGGCTTCGATGTCTTCTGAAGATTTGGTTGCTGCTTACATTGAAATGTCAGCTGGTTCTCCTGCCCAAGGCGGACGTGAATTAGAAGACGGTGATGTTGCGACTATCTATAACGCTGTTGGTGGAGAAGCTGAGTATCAGAATGTAATGCAATGGGCAGAAGATGCTCTTGATTCTAATGATGTTGAAGCTTACAACGACCTTGTAAATACAGGCAACGCAGCTGCTATCTCACTTGCTCTGCGTGGTCTCTATTCACAATACACAGATACTATGGGCTACGAAGGTCAAACACTGCAAGGTAGATCAGCGCAGCCTCGTGATGTATTTAGAAGTACTTCTGAAGTAGTACGAGCAATGAATGATCCTCGTTATGAAAATGATCCTGCATACCGTGCAGACATCATGGACAAGCTTGCTGTATCTGATGTTGATTTCTAATGAACGATACACAAATCTGGCCCACTGAACCACGTATGGAGATTATGACTGTGACTGAACCACATAACAATAAAGCTGAACGACTTAATGGTCGGCTTGCAATGCTTGGTGTAATTGCTGCACTTGGAGCGTATGCACTGACTGGACAAATTATCCCAGGTGTATGGTAATGCCACAAGGTAAAGGAACTTACACAAAACCCGGCAGGCCTCCAAAGAAAGGTACTAAGAAAGGAGGTAAGTGTTAAATGGCTAAGCAACGTGTAGATAAAAAAGCTTTCCATAGCAACTTTGTAGCTCAATCAATGGACATCGGTCCAGGGCACAAAGGTGCTCAAAGGAATCAAAAGATCTACAACAAAGGTAAGGGTACATCTAATCCTCATGAAAGAGATACTTTTCTAAAGCGGACTGGACCTCAACTCCCTTTGGCTAACTCTAAAACTAAACCAAAAAAGAGGTATGGCTAACAAAAAGAAAGCTACTACGAAAAAGATTAAAGGCGCTGATGGTAAGGCGTGCTGGAAAGGTTACTCATATGCAGGAACTAAAAACGGCAAAGACAAATGTGTCAAAACTAAAAAATAATTATTCACCCTTATAACTTACAATGAAAAAATTTATCGCAATCCTGTCAGCCGCTGCATTGGGAACTCCTGCATTGGCTGGACCTTATGTCAACATCGAAAACAATGCTGGTTTTACTGGCTCTGATTTTAATGGCCATGCCACAGATTTTCATCTGGGTTATGAATCAGGTAATGATGTAGGCTCTTACTATATTCAAGCTGGTCCTACGATCTTCGCACCTGATGGTGGTGAAGAAGAGACCAAGTTGACAGGTAAGTTGGGCGGCTCCATCCAAGCAACAGATCGTGTGTCTGTATATGGTGAGCTGTCTGCAAGCTTTGACGACGTAAATGATTACGGTACGAAAGTAGGCGTCAAGTATAACTTCTAATAGCTAAATAGATTTAATGGGAGGTGCAATTCCTCCCCTAGCTCTAGACAGCCAAGTCTTAAAAATGGTCTTACTTAATCGTTATTAAAACAAATGCACTTATCCTTTAATTATGACCACATTTATTCAAGCATCACGACAACAAAATATTTGGAATGACTTCTGTGACTGGGTAACCAGTACTAACAACCGACTTTATGTTGGTTGGTTTGGAGTCCTAATGGTTCCAACTCTATTGGCAGCTACTGCCTGCTTCATCGTTGCATTCATTGCAGCTCCACCCGTTGACATCGACGGAATTCGTGAGCCCGTAGCCGGGTCTCTTATGTATGGAAACAACATCATCTCAGGGGCAGTCGTCCCCAGCTCCAATGCAATCGGTCTACATTTCTACCCTATCTGGGAGGCAGCAAGTCTCGATGAGTGGTTGTACAACGGCGGACCTTTCCAGCTTGTCGTCTTCCACTTCCTTATTGGTATCTACGCTTACATGGGACGCGAATGGGAACTTAGTTATCGGCTTGGAATGAGGCCTTGGATCTTTGTTGCATACTCCGCACCCGTGGCAGCGGCATCCGCTGTATTCCTTGTTTATCCGTTTGGACAAGGTAGCTTTTCAGACGCTATGCCTCTTGGCATTTCCGGTACTTTTAATTATATGTTGGTATTCCAAGCCGAGCACAACATCCTCATGCACCCCTTCCACATGTTGGGAGTTGCTGGTGTATTTGGTGGAAGCTTGTTCTCAGCTATGCATGGAAGTCTTGTTACATCTTCGCTCGTTCGTGAAACAACTGAAACGGAATCCCAGAACTACGGTTATAAATTTGGTCAAGAGGAGGAAACGTATAATATCGTGGCTGCTCATGGTTACTTTGGCCGTCTCATCTTTCAATACGCTTCATTTAACAACAGCCGTAGTCTTCACTTTTTCCTTGCTGCCTGGCCTGTGGTTGGTATCTGGTTTACTGCCCTGGGAGTAAGTACAATGGCATTCAACCTAAATGGATTTAACTTCAATCAATCAATCGCATCAAGCGAAGGTCATGTCGTCAACACCTGGGCTGACATCCTTAACCGAGCAGGTCTTGGAATGGAAGTCATGCACGAAAGAAATGCACATAACTTCCCGCTTGATCTTGCATCAACTAGCTCCACACCTGTGGCCTTAATTGCACCTTCTATTGGATAATTACTATGCCTACACCTAAGAAAAAATCTACCAAAAAACCGAGAAGTGTTAATGAGGTAAGGGCTGCACAAAATGCAGCTTATACCAAGCTTCTTAAAAAGAAAAAAAAGTAAGCACACGTCCGTTCATCCTTCGGGACGCATGACACCATAAGCATGGAACGGGGCTTGTGGAACTTCTTAGGAGGTTACTGTGCAGAGCAAGACTTATTGCTATCGCGGTGTTAAGTACACCAAGTGAGATAGATCTTATAGAGGGGTGCAATTCCCCTCATCACTATTGGCTTTGGCCCTTTACGGAGGACACCCTTAGCCGTCTAGACGGTGGGAAAGACCACATATAACAACTGAATAACTCAAAGATCTTTGAGAGTCGAATACATTTACTCTCTATTTAAAAATGGCACAACAAAATTCTACTTTGACAA